TCCCCAATACGAGGCTTTACATAGGCAAGCTTTCTGCCAGAAGGAAGAACAATAAACAGCATTCCACTCATGTAATGAAACTTGATATTTTGAACTTCTTGAGACTTTTTTTCCTTAATGCACTTCTTAGCTGCTCTATCCACATCCCACCAGAATTTTACGATGCACGGATTCGTCTGCCTCCAGGCATTGACAAGGGGTTTAAGTTCTTCTTCTAAAATTCCCATTTCTAAGGCTCCCATAGCCTTTAAAGCACCCACTGATCCACCGTATCCAAGTGCCAGTTCTGCGATCTTGCCTTTCTGTCTTAAATGGCCGTTCACACCATGCTTTTCTACAGGAACATTAAACATCTGTGATGCGGATGCACAGTAAATATCATCACCATTTGCGAATACTTCATTTCGCCACTGTTCACCCGCAAGCCAAGACAGCACACGAGCCTCAATGGCAGAAAAGTCGGCAACAATAAACTTATTGCCTTCTTTTGGTACAAAGGCTGTGCGGATAAGCTGTGAAAGCGTGTCAGGTATATCTTCGTAGAGCATTTCAAGGGTTTCATGATCACCATTCTTTACTATGCCTCGTGCCTCTTTTAAACCTTCCATATGGTTTTGCGGCAGGTTCTGTAACTGCACAAGCCTTCCTGCAAAGCGACCGGTTCTATTTGCGCCATAAAATTGGAACATCCCTCTGGCACGAGAATCCCCACAAACAGCATTCTCCATTGCCGTATATTTCTTTACGGATGATTTTGCAAGCTGCTGACGGAGTTTAAGCACTTCAGCCAAATGCTCTGGCGCATCCTTTAATAGTTCTGCCACAGCCTTTTTGCCAAGGGTATCTGTTTCTAGGCCGTTTTCTAGAAGCCATCCTTTCATCTGCTGTACCGAGTTTGGGTTATCAAGTTCTGTTATTTCCTGCATCTGACTCATCAACTTAGTATGAGAAATCTCATCCATAGCAATAGCTTGTTTTACAAAGGCCATATCTATCTTGATGCCACGGTCATTGATTTCTTGGTCGAGAAGATATTCATCCCATATTTCATCTGGCACAGGAAACTTTATAAGTCTTTGCTGAATTAACATTTCTGTTTCAACATCACGCTTGTTATAAGCTATAAACTTCCTCCACTTTTCCATTTCATCACTTGGCAGATTACGAGTTCTACCGCCATTCGTTTTGGTAGGATTACACGGAACACAAAAATATCTGATCAGATCTTTCCCTTCCGTCAGTTTTTGTTTTTCAAGCCCAAGAACGGCTCCCACACCTTCCAAAGAAAGGGGAAGTCCCATATAGGCTGACCACACCATTGAACATTTCCACGATGAAGGGTTTAGATAACTTCCAAAAGGATATCCAAGGTAACGGGAAAGGCATACACGTTCAAACTGCGTGTTAAATGCCCACTTAGTAATATCTTCATCAGTTAAGGCCTCCAGTATATCGCCAGGTATCTTTTCTCCAGCCATTAAATCAATCACCTTAACTTCGCCACCATCAACAGAATAGCCAAACAACATTATTTCAAAATCATCTGCCTCTACATAGCGATAAACTCCGCTCTTTTGTAAGTTTATAGATGAGTAGGTTTCGATATCGATTTCAAGATTCTTCATTTCCTACCTCCATTCCTAAAAAAATAAGTGGCAGAGGAAATACCTCCACCACCATCAATCGATCCTTTCTTTTAGGCAAGGAAGTCATCATCTGCAAGAGTTGAAAAATCATCTGCTGCAGACGTCTTTCCACCAAGAGGTTCTCCATCCTTAATTTTTTGAATATTACCCAAACCACAAGCAACACCCTTATTACCGTTTGAGTTGAAAGCATAGAAGTTCAGTGAAACTCTACCATAGCAACCGCTGTACACCTCACTACGATCCATAATTGGCTTAACACTTTTATCTACAATCTGTGGAGCAGTTTTGCTATTGGCATTGATAAAATAATGCCCCTTATAAGCCTCATCATCACGCTCTACATCTCCGTCACGCAGTGGCAGTTTAATTGCCGCTTTATTCGGTTTCTTTCCACCAAATTTTGCGATACCTTCCTCAATTGCTGCATCCACAGCAGCATTTATAGTATTAATGGTTTCTGTATCGTCTTTGGGAATAAGAACAGATACACTGTATTTTTCTGCGCCACCGTTGATGGATACTGGCTCCCATCCGTGAAAATAAGAAAATCTTGTGTTTACACCTGTGATAACTTTAGTTCTGTTTTCGATTTTACTCATAATATTAACCCTCCATAATTTCGTTAAATTCGTTTTTTGCGTTCGTTACGTTCATGGCCACTCTTTTATCTGAGCTAGGAACAAGAGTTGGCTTTCCTGGTGGTTTGACAATGAGGTTTCCTAGAATTTCCTCAAATTTGGCTTTACCCATCAGTTTTTGCATCTCTGTCATAGGAATCAGACTCTTACGGTAAATGTCCTTATATCCGCTGATGACAGCTTGTTTTGCAACTGCATCTTCATCTTTATACTTTCGAACAGAGCGACCTTCCACAACCTTAAAACCATGCCACTCTTTACCGTGATTGACTGCAGCGTCTGTCGCATAAGCAGTTATTTCATTAGCCCATTTGGTAAGGTCGGGAAGAAGGCTTAGAACTTCTTCTATCTCACTATCTGTAAGTAACGGTGGCATCTTAAACTCCATCTGTGCCAGTTTCAGATTTTCATCGGCTCTAGCACGACATCTGCTGGATGCCCTGCAGAAGGTACACCACGGACCAGGCATATATTCACCTTCACCTTGATAGGCTTTTGCGGCTTTTGGTTTTAGTTCCTCTTCTGCCCAGGCTTTAAGTTCTTCTACCGGAACAGTCCATGTGCTGACATTTTCTCTTCGTGGTTGAAAAATTGTCATTGATATTTCTTTGATGTCGTATAGGCTGTCATAAATCTCTAAAGCGCCTAATGCATACAGTTTCATCTGTGGATTGTCCTCTGCATCCACTAGCACGCCCATACCATATTTGAAATCTACGATGTGAAGTCTATCATCTGAGATGATCACACAATCTCCTGTCCCAAAACCATCTGGAACATAACAAGAGAAATCAAGACGTTGTTCAATAAGAACGATAGGATCTGTGCAAGACTTTCTTGCAAGTTCTACCTGCTCCATGATGAAGTCAACGTAGCCATCCGTGCATTCTTCCATTTCATCTGAATCATACTCTGATGTAGGCCTCTTACTTCTGATTCGAAGTGCCTTTTTTAGCTTGTGTTCAGAGAGGGCATGGGCTGCTGTACCTTCTTTTGCTGCTTCTCCATTTGTGTTTTCAAACTCAAGTTCAAGCCTTGCAGACGGTAAACAATGAAGCCATCTGTGTGATGAAGATGCAGATAATATTGCATGATTACCCATTCCCAAGAACCTCCGCATCTTTCAAGATGTCAGCATAATAAGCTTTATCAACAGCACTTAACTTGTCAGCACCATACTTCCCAATGATGCCCCGCACTTCAGTGGTAAAGCCAAGCTGACTTTTTTCGGCGAGTACCATTCTCACTTTTTCCAGCGAAATATCCGGCTCATTTGCTTTTTCTGTCTTTGTGGTAGGTGTTTCTTTTGGATCAGAATCGCTATCTACCATTGCCTCACAAACCGCTTGTATGCTATCAGCAAGACTTCGCATATCATTTACCACATCAAGCAGTAACTTTATTTTGCTCAAGGTCATTTCCTCCTTTCGTCATCTCACAGATAGAGAGTTCCTCGATGCTGTCTCCAGGGATTACAATCGTTACACGCTGTTTTCCCCCAAGAAGGAATCGAAGGATGCGCTCCCTCACGGAAAAGTTACGGTAAGTAACAATCCCACCTGTCTGTGGTTTCTTTGAAACACTAATTTTTAGATTGTGCTTCATATCCATCACCTCTTTCTGAAGGGCGCTTTTATTTGTTGCCCTCTACCTGGTAGCCTCAGGAGATACATAAATCTGACGTTTTAATAAAAAAAATGCCCAAGGAAGTTTAAACCTCCAAGGGCATCATGCTTAGTTAGGGATTTTCAGTTTTTGACCGGTATAGATAATCGTTGATTTTAAATTGTTCAGTTTAACAATCTCTGTGTATCTTGTGCCGCTACCGAGTAGCTTGGCTGCAATTGCCCAGAGAGAATCACCTTTAACTACCGTATACTCTTTGTAAGTTGGTGAAGATGTGCTACCGGCGGGATAAACGATTATGCCATCGTTGTTGAAAACATAATAACCTGGGTTCTTATCAACCTGTGCCTTTGCATTGGAAAGGATACGATATGCGCCAAGCTGTGATTTCGCATCTGCCCAAGTCTTTCTAACGCGGTAATAGCCTGTAGTCAGCTTTTCAGGATAGGTTGTATTTTCAAAGCCCCCAGCAGGTGGTTCATCTGCTGAAAGTAACTTTTTAGCCTCTG